ATTGAAACTGGTGGAAAGATGACGGGAATTGCAGTAGCAGCTTCAGTATCTTCTACAAATATGATACTTACAGTAACAATTACAGATGCTTCAGGAACTAATGCTACTGTGAAACTACAAAAAGTAATGTTATAATAAATAAATATAATAAGGAGAAATAATAAATGGCAGATAAAAGTTTTAAACCCAAAACCAGTATTGATCTTGATGGATCTACGTCTGGAACAGTGACCATTTCTGCGCCAGCCATTGCAGGAACAAGCACAATTACACTTCCAGCAGCAACTGATACGCTGGTTGGCAAAGCAACTACAGACACTTTAACAAATAAAACAATTTCAGGAGCAAGCAATACATTATCAGCTATTGGAAATGCATCTCTGTCAAATTCATCAGTTACCATCCAAGGAACTGCTGCAGCAGCTGGCGGTGGTACTCAAGCAAATCTTCATTCATATGGAGCAGTATCACTTGGAAGCACCATAAGTATTCCAATTCGTACAATTTTTACTGATACTTCAACAAATTTTAATAGCACTTTAAATCCATACAGTGCTACAGATGGCGACATTGTAATAGTTTATACTCCGTAATAGAAAGATAATTATGAGAAAAAATAGAAAAAAAAGAATTAGTTTAACTGCATCTTCTAATAAGAAAACCCCAGTTAGATATTTTTCACCACCAAGTTTTTTTTCGCCACCATTTTTTCCACCATCTTTTTTCTTTCCACCGTTTTTTCCACCAGCATTTTTTAGTCCACCAACATTTTTTTCTCCACCATTTTTTCCTCCAAATTTTTTTGCTCCACCATTCTTTCCACCGTTTTTCCCACCGTTTTTCCCACCATTCTTCCCACCGTTTTTCCCACCATTCTTCCCACCGTTTTTCCCACCATTCTTCCCACCGTTTTTCCCACCTGCATTTTTCTCTCCACCATATTTTCCGCCAGCAAACAATGGTTGGTGGGTTAGAGTCGGTGGAGTTTGGAAAAAAGCAATTGCAACCAGCGCCTACGTTAGAGTCGGTGGAGTTTGGAAACAAGCAGCTAACGTATATGTTAGAGTCGGCGGAGTCTGGAAGACTCTATATTAAAATAAAACCTTCTTTGGGGCTTTATTCATTTTCAACAATGATATAATCTATATATAGTAGAAAGAGCAATTATGAATAATCCAACAAACCAATCCTGGTCCAGTAAAGAACATCTTTTTCCTGGAATTTGGGTTTATAGAGATGTTATTAAAAAAGAATTAAATTTAATAGAAAGAGTAGAAGATTTTATTAAAAAAAACAATCTGGAATGGCAAGAAGCCTTTGTAGGATATAAAGAAAGAATGCCAGAATATAGAGATTGTGTTGATTTTAAAATAAAAAAACTTCCAGATCAACCAAGACCAGTAATAGATGATATTTGGCAAGACGTATATGACGCTCAAGTATTAGCGGTAGATGATTATTGTAAAATGTACAATATTGAAATGAAATATTGGGAAGCAATGAATTTTATTAAATATGGTCCAGGGCAACATTTTCAAGAGCATGCAGATCATGGATTTTCATATGTTTGTACACTATCTTCTGTAGCATATATTAATGACGATTATGAAGAAGGTGGATTAAGTTTTGGTAAATTAGGAATAGAGTTTAAGCCTAAAGCAGGAGATCTTTATTTATTTCCATCTACATATCTTTTTTCACATAGAGCTTTACCAGTAAAATCTGGAATCAAATATTCAATAGTCACAATGTTAGATTATAATCAAAATGCACATACACCAGCTTTTCATGAAGGTCAAGTTTATTAATAATGTATAGCATTAAAGCTTACCCAATTGAAAAAAATTTTGCAAATATTGAAGTTTTATCAGTAAAAAGAAATTGGATGGACCAAGCAAAAGATTCATCTGCTTACAACTGTTTTCCATTAACCTTGGCAAATACATTTGGTTTTGCAATTTCATTTCCTGTTGATATTTCTTTTGAATTGAATAAAAAAAATAATAAATTTAAAATTTATTCAGGAGAAGAATTTTGTTATTTAGAAAGAGGTCTTGATACAATTTCTTTTATAACAAATATACAATTTGAAACAGAAGAGGGAGTTAGTTTGTTAACTATTCCACCACCAAATTATTTTATTGATGGAATGCAATGTTTTACATCAATATTATCTACTTCTTTTTTTACTGGATCATTACATATAGTTTATAAAATAACAAAACCAAATCATATTTTTACAATTAAGGCTGGAACACCAATAGCAGCAATATTACCAATTTCAATTTCTCAATTTAAAGATTCTGTATTAATAAAAAATAGTTATGGAAATAATTTTAAAAAAGATAATTTAACTAATTCAAAAGAATATTCAGAAGAATTAAAAAAATATTTACCTGGATCTTCAAAAACTGCAAATTGGTATAAAAAAGCTGTAGACCATAAAGGAAATAAAATAGGAAATCATGAATTGTTGTCTTTTAATTTAAAGGTTGAAAATAAAAAAAATGTTTGAAATTAATGCTTATAAAATTAATAATAATAAACCAACTGCAAAAATTCGTCCATTATCAGTAAAAAGAGATTGGATGGTTAAAGGAACACAACATGAATATGCTTATAATTGTTTTCCAGTTGTTCTTGCAAATACAATGGGATATGAAATTTATTTTGAAGAAGATATAGAATTTATTTGGAATGGAAGTTTTGAAGAAGGCTCTACTTTAGTAACTAAAGGAAAAGATATTTGTTATTTTAATAGAGGTTTTGCAACAATCGGTTTAATAACAAATTTAGTATTTAAATCAGATAAAAATGTAAGTTTATTAATTGGTCCCGTACCAAATCAATTTATAGATGGAATTCAAAATTATTCAGCAATATTATCTACATCATTTTTTGGTGGAGTCGCTCATATTGTTTTAAGAATAACAAAACCTAATGAAAAAATTTTATTAAAAGCAGGAACATCAGTAGGTTTAATTTTACCATTATCATTAAAAAACATTAATAATTCTTCTATAAATATTTTAGAAAATATTGATTTTAATGAAAATTTTATTCATGAAAAAATAGAATATACAAACGCATTAACATCTAAAGCAAAAGAAATAAAATCTCCAACAAACTGGTACAAAAAAGCAATAGATCATAATGGTGTAAAAATAGGAGATCATGAAATTACATTTTTTAATTTAAAAGTTATAGAGAAAAAAAATGTATAATCTTGATATTTATAGATTACATGAAAGATCAGCAAATGTAGAACATCTTCCAATAAAAAGAGATTGGATGGAAGAAACAGCGGATAAACATGCTTATAAATGTTTTCCAGTAGGTATTACAAATCAACTTGGATGGGGCATATCTTTTCCAGAAGACATAGTGTTTACCTGGGATGGGATTACAGATACCTCAGGACATCATGTTAAAGTAATAAATGGTAATGATTATGTATATACAGAAAGAGCAAATGCAACCATAAGTTTTAAAACTGGTCTTGCAGTTATTACAGAAAAAAATGTTAGTTTATTAAATATGCCAACCCCAAATTTATTTATAGATGGAATTACTTTATTTACTACAATAATGAGTACTTCTTTTTTTAAAGGTGAACTTCCAGCAGCTGCAAAAATAACTAAAGCAAATCAAGAAATTATTATTAAAGCAAATACTCCAGTTATAACAATACTTCCAATATCTCTTACCAATTTACAAAATTCAAAAGTAAATATTTACAATACAAATCAAATTCCTTCAGAAATGTTTTATTCTCCTGAAGGATATACCGAAGCAGTTGTAGAATTAAATAAACAAGGAAAATGGTCTAATTTTTATAGAGATGCAGTAGATCATAAAGGAAACAAAATTGGCAACCATGAAGTTAAAGCTATCAGACTAGAAACGATAAAGCAGTATGAATAAAATAATATTTCATTCTAATAGAGAATACAATTTACATTTAACTAATTCTCATCCACAAATTTCTTCAAAATCAATGCCAAAATGGTATGTTGATGCAGAAAGATATATTAAAGATCCAAGAACTGGTGAAGATCTTATAAATTATGATGGCGGAAAAGTTTTTTCATTTAAAACTTGCCCTGCAATTGTAGATATGTATACCTCTGGATATGTATTAAAAACACCATGTGATATATATTTTTATGAAAAAAATAATGATATTTTTGTAGAATTACCAGAAGGATTTAAAGATTTTTGTGGCTCAAGGTCATCAGATCCTCAATTTGTACCTCCCCATGGATATGATAAGCATTTTCATTGGTTCCCATCTTGGTCAGTAGAATTACCAAAAGGATATAGTGCTATTTATCTTTCTCCAGTAAATCATTTTGATTTACCATTTATAACCATTTCTGGTATTATAGATAATGATAGATTTAATACCGCAGGATTAATGCCATTTTTTTTAAAAGAAGGGTTTACGGGTTTGATTCCAGAGGGAACGCCATTTGTTCAAATAATTCCTTTTAAAAGAGAAGATTGGGAATCTGAAATAAAATTACATTCTCAAGAAGAAATACTAGATAGATATTATAAATCAGGGCAAGCATTAAGAACTCCAGAAGGCGGAATGTATAAAAAGCTTTTTTGGTCAAGAAAGAAGTATAAATAATGATGGAACAAAAAGTTGCAGTTAATGCAGAAGATTCAGCAAACTTTTCAATAACACCTTCAGGTTTTTTTGGAAACTCTAAAGAAATGATTGTTGAGTTAGAAAATTTCATGACAGAAGAAGAGCATGAATATTTAATGAATTTTGCTTTAAAAAATAATTCATGGGATTATACTATAAGCAAAAAAAATGAAAATGGCACAGTAACATATGATGCCAATATTTGGGCTGAAAGAGTTGCAACACTTCATACTTTAAAAGAAGCTGATTCAAAAATAGTAGATATTATTCATGGTATGTTTGATAGATTAAAAATAGAAGTAGATAAATTTTATAATGTTAATGCTCAAGCAACAAGTCCAGCAATTGTTAGATGGAGGTTAAATGATAGACAAGAACCTCACGCTGATAAAGAATTACATTATGGACCAGACGCAGGAAAGCCTAATGCATTTCCTTATTATGATATTGCAAGCATATTTTATATTAATGAAGATTACAAAGGAGGGGAGTTGTATTTTCCATTGCAAGGAATAGAGTTTAAGCCTAAAAAAAGGGCAGCATATTTTTTTCCAGGAGATATGAACTTTCTTCATGGAGTTAGACCAGTACTTGATGGAATAAGATATACATCCCCATTTTTTTGGACAATAAGAGAACATAAGGGTAAAGATGAATAAAATTGAATATAAAAATGATATTGTTGTTTATGAAGATTTTATATCAAAAGATGAATGCGAAAGAGTATTAAAATATTGGCAATATAGAATTGATAAGGGTAATTTAGAATGGAATCCTATTTCATTTTACGAATCTTACGCATTTGGTTTTGAAGATGAAGATGATGATTTATTGCTTTTTGATTTGCCTAAAACATATTTTACTCAATTAAAAGAAAAGTTTAAAAAAGCAACAGGAGAAGCCATGGGACTTGAAATGAGAGAAGTTAGTTTTCATGCTCAAAAATGGATTACTGGGGCATTTGCAAGTTTTCATTCTGACAACAGCAGCAATGGAGAATACAATGCTTTTGAAAAAAGTAAATATGCTACATTTTTATATTTAAATGATGATTTTACAGGCGGAGCATTAAATTTTAAAGATCATCAAATTAAAATTCAACCAAAAACTGGAATGCTTGCAGCTTTTGCGGGAGGTCATAAAAATGAACATGAAGTTCAAGTTATAACATCTGGAGATAGGTATACCATAGGTTCATTTTGGGACAATGCATCAATTGAATATACAGAAGAAAGACGTGCTGAATGGGATGCAGAATTAAAAGAAGTAAGAGCACAGCAAGTAGTACAACAACAAGAATGGGCTGACCTTAGAAAAAAAGGGATAACACTTTCTCCACACCCAAGTAATCAAGGAGGATATTAAAATGTATAATTTTGCAGCGCTAGAAAATGAAATTTTTTATTTTACAGATTGTGTTAATTTTCCTAAAAAATATATAGAATTTTTAGAAGAATTAGATTCAAATGAATCTTCATATCCATATGTTGAAAAATGGAAAGAATGGAAAGCAAGCAATGATGATTTATGTTATGGACAACAAAAACAAATAAATGATTTAAATTCATTATCTAATGATGAAAATCTTAATAAAAGAATATTATATATAATTAATGCAATTAAAGAACCTTTTTTATTATGTTCTATTAATTATTTAAAAGCAAGAGAAATGGGTTCTCCAACAAAAATAAAAAACTTTGCAATAAATAAATATTTTCCAGGAAAAGAAATGGGACCTCATCTTGATTCTTATGGAAATTCAATTAAAAAAACATTTACAATGTTAATATATTTAAATGACAATTATGATGGCGGAGAAATAGAATTTACTAATCATAATATAAAAATTAAACCTGAAGAAGGAAGCGTTATTATATTTCCAACATATTCTCCATATATGCATAAATCATATCCAGTAGAGTCTGGAAATAAATATTTTTGTATAGCAGAATTTGAAATAGAGGAAGAAAACAATGAATACTAATGATTTAATATATACAGAACTTTATCCAAAAATACATTTATATACAGGATTACTTCCAGATGTATCAAGGCTTTATGAAATTATGAAAAAATCAGAAACTGATGCTAATGGAAAATATTATTTAAAAAAATGGGATGATTGGGCGCATTTTGGAACTTACAGTCAATCTAAAAATGATGCTGAAGAATCAGAAAAAGGACCTATATATGATGATGAAAAATATCTTGCAGATAGAGTTGTTGAAGCATACGAAAAAGCAATTAATCATTATATCGATATTAATAATATTGATCTTCCAGAAGGTGCTGCTTTAGCGTCATCTTCATTTTCTAAATATAAAGACAATGTAAAATCTATGAGCAATAACCTTGCAATGCAATATCATACTGATTTTATTGAATCTGAAAAAGATATGCCAGGAAAAAAATTTTTTATTACATGTACAACATATATTAATGATGATTATGATGGCGGAAGTGTAGAGTTTTATATTGATGGAGATGTTGTAAGTTATAAGCCAAAAGCGGGAGAAATTTTAGTATTTCCATCAAGAAAACCCTATTATCATGGAGTTACCAATATAACCAATGGTCAAAAATATTTTATTAGAAATTTTATAATGACTTCATTTGCAGGAACTGAAGAGTGGCTTAAAAATCAACAAGAGCGTGGAGCATTTAAATGGAATGAAATTGAAAAAGCTCGTTGTGATTATGAAAATCCAAGAAACATGCTTTATGTTGAAAATGGAAAAGTTGTTTTATATGAAGATGTTGTTAATAGCTAATAAAACTGTATAATAGTATATATGTCATATATTAAAAAGGTATTAGCTGATAGACCATTAGCTTTTTGGACTCTTTCTACGCATGACCTGCCACAAAGCATGTTTAATCTTGTTACATATGGCGAACCATATGCTGGTTTTAACGACGTAGATCCTTATTCAGATATTTTGCCAGTCAATACCTCTACCTGGAAAGATTCTACTTTTAATCAATATGAACGATTTACAGGTTTTAGACTTAACGATATAGTAAATGATATAAATATAAATACAGATTTTAATATTATTAAAAAGGGAACAGAAAGTTTATCTTTTGGCATAGAGTTTTGGTTTACCATTCCGCCAAGCAATACCGAGTATCAATCAAACCTTTTTTGGGCGCTTGACGGGGATAGTGACAGAAACGTTCTATCTATATGGAGAAGCAATGATATTATATATTTTAGATTATCTAATGATTTAAACAGCTATACCGCATATAAACAAATAAAATCTACTGAATCTCAAATTCATTTATTTGCAGGATATTCAAATAGAACAATTCATTTATATATAAATGGAATGCCTGGAGAATCTGTAAAACTTCCAGATAGTTTTCAATTTCTTACTGCAAGCGATAGTGCAACATATTTTCAGTTTCCAAAACAAGAGTATCCAGTAATTATGAGTTCTCTTGCTATTTATAATAAAATTTTATCGGAAGGTCAAATTAAATCTCATATACTTTGGGGTTTAAATAATGCTTCTCCAAAATCTTTTGTTAAAAATCAAGATGCTTCATTAATAGACATAAATGAAAATATCAATAACTATTGGTATAAAAAAGATTTTAATAATCAAAAAACATTTTTAGAAGGAAATCTTAATAATTTAATTTTTGATAATGGTGCAATTACTTTAAAACCTGGACCCATTACTTCAACAGATTTTGATTTAACAAAATTAAATGCAATATCAGATCATATTTCATTAAATAATTTTTCCATCATAAGACCAATAAATTGGGTTAGTGGCGAAAGTGCAGAAATAATTAAATTAGATGGAATAGATGGTAATAATTATTTAACTGTTTCTAAAACTATAGATGACACTTTAAGTTTAAATTATATTTCAAACTCAAGCACATCAGTACTGCTAGAAACTCCAGCATTTAATGAAGATTTTTATGGAACTTTTATTTTTTCTGTAAATGGATCTAATGCTTCTTTATATATAGATAATATAGGATCGTTTTTTACCAGCAATCTTCCCAACATGAATGTGTCTACATCTAATTTATATTATGGTTATCAAAATATAAGTGGAGATTTAATTATTTATAATACCTATGTTGATCCAAATGCTTGGGTTAATGATAATACATTTTATGAAGATAATATAGCAATGAAAGTAAGTCAAGGACAATCAATAGTAAGAAAAATGGGATACTGGGAATATTCAATTCCAGCTTCTTTATACTATGGAGTTTTAGGAAATAGAATTTCATGGGACACAGCAACAACTTCGTATCTTGGAAATAATATAGATGATTATCAAAATTCTGTTGATAAAGGCGTGTATGTTGAAATAGATAGAGGTTATGGATGGGAAAAAATAACTAATACTAATGTAATTTCAAATTTTTCAGGACAAGATTTTACAATAAGAGTAAGTATTTTATCTGGAGACATAAATGCAGAGCTGGCTCCAAGAGTAGAAAATTTATCTATAGTTTTATATAAAAATTTAAATATATATTCTGATGATGCAAGATATATTGTTGTTCCATCAGATTATTCTACTTATGTATTAAAAAACAATGATTTTAATGTTCTTTCACGTTCAAACAATCTTGGAATAAAACTTGGCATCCAAGACGATCCTGGAGATGCTGTAATATTAATGCAAGCTACACCCTCAGCAGGATATAGAACTCTTGAATTTTGGTTTAAATTTGATGATGTTCAAAACGCAAATCAAGATCAATATATTATAAATAATAATGTCACTGAAGAATATTTAAAATTTGACAAAGATTCCCTAGAATTAACACAAGGTGGATTTGATTCAGTTTATGTAAAGGGTCTGGATTTAAGTACAAATACAGTAACACTTATTAAAGATGAGCCATATCATATTGTATGTATTTATTCTGACAATAATCTTAACAATGTATTTTTTAATTCAGATATAAATTCAGAAAACACTTCAATAGCAAGCTATGGTCATATTGCAACATATCCAAATGCTTTGACTGAAGATGATATTAAAAATAGATATATTTCTTATATAACAAATTTTACTGAAATTGTAGCTGGAGATTATTTAAATTCATCAAATTCCATAGGAACTATTTCAGAATACTCTGGCATATCTACAGACTATAATGCTGGAAAGCCAATTAACTCATATCAAAATGCATCCACAAAGCCGTAATTTAGTTTTTTTGTCACTTTAGTGTACAATTTATAGTAGTTCAACGAAAGAAATGGTATTTATAAAATATGGCTAATATGAAGGTTACAGAGGTTGAAGAGGTCGGATACGGGCTCTATCTTTGGCAAATGCCAAACGAATCTTTAGTTTGCGATGAGAATGGCAACTACTTAAGCATCCCTGCTCGAAAGGGAGATATCCGTCAAATTAAAAAACTTAAAGATACAGCCAAACATTATGGAATTGACGAAGGAAAGCCAGTGTTTTTTTCGGGACACAGACAGATCACTGACGATGAACTTTTAGAGCAAAAGCAAAGACTTGACTGGGGCTTAGTCCCAGACATCTGGGATACACCAGCATTTGTAGAAGACTTTAAACAAAAAAGAAAAATGGGGTTGATATAATGGATAACAGATTATCAGTTATGGATGATGACGCAGATGGAGATATTAAAATCTATTCAGAAATGGATTTTGAATTAAAACAACCAGCTCTGCAAAAGTTTGATGATCCATTTTCACAGACATGGGATGAGCTTTCTAAGATTGACGGACTTAGTTCAACTTTCCGTCGTAAAGTAAATAGAATGCAAAAGTCTTTTACGGGTCATGATGATGCCAAGTCTAAGAAGCTTGATCCACTTGATCTTACAGGATATTCTCTTTTTCAAATTGTGCAACCTCCATACAACGTACTTTATTTATCTCAGTTGTTTGAGATTTCTCCATATCACCACTCAGCAGTTAATGCTAAAGTTGCCAACGTAGTTGGTCTGGGATATCGTTTTGAAGAAACTCGTAAGGTAACTGAAAAGGTTCAAGCAGCAATGGACAATGCAAAGAACCTGGACAATCTTAGATTAAGAATTGAACGAGCAAAAGTAGAGCTAAGAGACTACCTAGAGTCAATGAATTCCGATGACTCTTTTCTAGACACCATGAAAAAGATTTATACAGATCTCGAATGTACGGGAAATGCTTATCTTGAAATTGGTCGTACAAACGCTGGAAAGATTGGTTATATTGGTCATGTTCCTACTACAACTATGAGAATTCGTCGTCATAGAGATGGGTTTGTTCAAGTAGTATATAACCGTTATACATTTTTTAGAAACTTTGGAGATACAAAAACTCCAGATCAAATTGGCACAGATCCACAACCAAATGAAATTCTTCACTTCAAGCTTTACACTCCAACAAACACTTACTATGGAATTCCAAATATTCTTTCTGCAAAGAATGCAATTGCTGGTGATGAGTTTGCTTCAAGATTCAACCTTGATTACTTTGAAAACAAGGCTGTTCCTCGTTATATTATTACAGTAAAGGGAGCAAAGCTTACCAATGATTCCGAACGTAAGCTTCTTGAGTTTTTTCAAACTGGTTTGCGCGGAAAGAACCATAGAACTCTTTATATTCCACTTCCAAGCGATGGAGAGCAATCCCGCGTAGAGTTTAATATGGAGCCAATTGAAGCGGGAATTCAAGACTCATCTTTCCGTAACTATTCAGTTGAGAATAGAGATCGTATTTTACTTGCTCACCGTGTTCCAATTTCTAAGATAGGAATGCCTGCAGATGTGTCCTTAGCAAACGCTAAAGACGCTGATAAGACGTTTAAAGAACAAGTGTGTCGTCCAATGCAGGAAGTTTTAGAATATAAGGTTAATAAAGTAATTAAAGATTTTACCGATATGTTTGAACTTCGCTTTGAAGAGCTTTCTCTTGTTGATGAAGAAACACAAAGTCGTATTGATGATGCTTATCTTAAAGATAAAGTTATTCTTCCAAACGAAGTACGCTCTCGCAAGGGTCTTGCACCAATTGAAGGTGGAGATGATCCCCTTGAATTGAAACCACAGCAAGTCGCAGAAGTAACAGCACAAGCAAAAGGATCACGGGCAAGAGATCAAAGAAGAACAGTTAACGCTCCTGACAAAATGGGAACTGGTAGAAATCCGCAAGGAGAAGGAAGAAAACAGAAATAATATCACACTTTTATTTTGATTTATCTATAATTGTTGATATTATTTAAATTAGATATGAATATTCAAAAAGCGCATTGGCAAAACAGCGAACATTCCATGCAATTGTCATTTCCAATTGCAAAAGTAAACAAGGAGAAAAGAACAGTCTCTGGGTTCGCATCACTAGACAATATTGATCGTCATGGCGATATTGTAACTTCAGATGCCAGCAAAAAAGCTTTTGAAAGATTTCGTGGAAACATTCGTGAAATGCACCAACCAGTAGCGGTTGGTAAAATGCTCTCGTTTAACTATGATTCTTTTCTTGATAAGGAAAGCAATAAAACTTATAACGGAGTTTATGTAACTGCATACGTCTCAAAGGGTGCTCAGGACACTTGGGAAAAGGTCCTTGATGGCACCCTTACTGGTTTTTCTATTGGTGGCAACATTGTTGACTCTAAAATGGAAAAAGCAAATGACGGGTCAGGGGAAGATCGTAGAGTTATCCATGATTATGATTTGCATGAGCTGAGTCTAGTAGACTCGCCAGCAAACCCCCTGGCTAATATTTTTTCCATTCAAAAAACAGATGGCGGATCAATCTTTAAAGGAATGATTGCAGACACTGTTACAGAAAATGTATTTTGGTGCAAGAATGATCAGATAGCTTCCAGCTCAATAGATGCAGCAAAAGATTGCATTGTTTGTGGAGACACAATGTCTTCCATTGGTTGGATTGAGCAGACTGATACTAATAAATTTGATTCAATAAATAAAGTTGTAGATGCATATCTTCAAAAAGATGATGCCCCTGGTCCCACACATGAGGCTACTACACGCGAGGGCGATGCTGGTGTTATCGACTCGAAAGACACAATAAATCTATATCCAGATCAAGTGGGTAAGAAAAAAATCACAAAAGGAGGTAATACAATGGCAGAAGAAACAAGCCATGAGGTAGTTGAGGCTACTCAGGCTGACGAAGTAACTCCACAAGAAGTAGACGAGACAGTTACAGAAGACGAAACAGTTGAGAAAGCAGTAACAGTTTCTGAAGTTGAGGCAGATGATCTTGATTTCACAAAAATGGTTAACGACCTCAAGAACTTCTTTGGTGAGACAATTGAAAAAAATTACGCTACCCAAGCTGCAACAGTTCAAGACGTTTACCGTATGGTTGAAGAAACCAGAGCGGAAATGAAAAAGTCTATTGATGAAATTGTTGAGAAGCATGCTGAATTTAACAAGACTATTACAGAAATGTACGGGCAGATTAGTTATCTTGATACCCGCGTTGGTAATTACGAATCAGCAACCGCAGTTAAGAAGTCTGGAGATCTTTCGGGATCTACAGAAGAAACAAAAATACAAAAAAGCATTTGGCAAGGACACTTCCTCGGTGTACGCGACCTCTAAATAAGAAAGGTAGGTGAAATAATATAATGAGTAATGAACTTTTACAAAAAGTAATTGATACAACAAATCTCGGATCTGACGGAGTTAATGCTTCGGCAGACACAGCTACGCTTAGCGGTAACGGTCTTCTTTATCCAGACCAAGCTAATCGTTTTCTTGATTACATGTGGGATGCAACAATTCTTGCGAAGGCAGCTCGTACAATCCGTATGCGCTCTAACACAACAGAAATTGATCGTGTTTCCGTGGGTCAAAGAATTATGACAGTTGCACAAGAAGATAGTCCTCGTGACTATGTTGGTGCTTCTGGCACTTACGAAAATGCGGATGAAACAACATTCACTGCACAAGGTGCTACTTTCTCCAAGGTCTCGCTTACGACACGTAAGCTTCGTCTTGATTGGGAACTTTCTTCTGAATCCCTTGAAGACAATCTTGAAGGAACAGATCTCGAAGATCACATTGCACGTTTGATGGCAACTCAAGCTGGAAATGACATTGAAGATGTTCTCATCAACGGTGTTGGAACCAGCACTGGCTTGATGTCAGCATTCAAGGGTTTCCGCAAGCTTGCTATTGACAATGCACACGTTGTTGACGCAGCAGGTGCAGGACTTGACAGAAACGTTTTCAACGCTGCTATCAAGGCAATGCCACGTAAGTACAAGCAACGTCGTAATCAACTTCGATTCTTCTCGGGATCGAATTTGGTTCAAGATTATTTGTACAACCTGTCAACCTCTACAACAGCTACTCCATTTGATATCGCCTCTGGTGTTATCCGTGGTGATGTGGCTGCAAATGATGGTGGACCTGGTACTACTACTCCATTTGCATTCGGCATTCCAGTGATTAACGTTCCGTTGATGGACGAAACACTTGCAGGAACATACGCAAGCCCTTCAGGGTTACACGGTGATCTGCATTTGACGTTCCCACAGAACTTCATCATTGGTATCAAGCGTGATGTTGTTGTTTATCGTTTGTTCCAACCAAAGAAGGATACAATCGAATATACACTCTTCATCCGCGTTGGATGCGCTGTTGAAAACTATGACGCACATGTCATCGTTAAGAACGTCAAGGTTTCAGGAACTGCAGGCGCAGCTCTTGGATCTACTACACACGGTGCTAACGTCACTGGTGGAAATTCAACCTACACATACTAATCTTTAGTTTGTGTTTAATAAGGAGGGGGGTTTGAATCCCCCTCCTTATTGTTTTTCTGGTATAATTTAAATGAACGAGAGGAAGTTTATGTCTTTTGACACAATGAAAATTTCTGAACTTAAGGAGCTTGCGGGTTCTTTTGGTGTAGATATCGAAAATATTAAAACAAAGAAAGAAATTATTGCATCCCTTGAAGAAGAGGGTGTTACGTACGAATCTTATGCTAAGTTTGCAGGCGCAGAGAATGTAGAAATAAAAATTGACAAAAAGAAAGAGAAGGAAATTTTGAACCCCAAGAATACTATTTTGGTAAAGATGGAAAGAGATAATTTTTCATATCAAACAATGGGTTACACGTTTACACAAAATCATCCATTTGTTGCAATGCCAGAAGATGTTGCTCAAAAAGTTTTTGATACCGATGAAGGATTTAGGGTAGCAACACCTAGAGAAGCTCAAAATTTTTATTCTTAAAAAATAGGAGGAATATTAATTGCAAACGCTTGTTCGCAATTCGCAAGAAGAATTAATTCTTAATGTATATAAGAATGGAGTTCTTACACCCGCAGATAATACCCCCACATACGTGGTGTCAGATGCGGATACAGAAGAAGAACTTTCAAGCGACAATGCTTTTGTAAGGGTAGATGTCTCTGAAAATCCTACGGGAGCTTATTATTTAATTGCAGATCCTGCAACGGAAACTCTGTTAAATCGTGTGCTTAAAGTTACATGGTCATATACTATTGATGGTTATGCAGCCACACAGGTTGATTATTATCGGGTAGACACTCCATATGCTCATGCAGACGATATAGCAGATTTTTTTGGATGGGGTCTTTCTCCCAATGATCCTAATTATATTAGACAAACAGATATTGTTAATGCAGAAAAACTTGCAAGAACAATCATTATTGGATATACAAATCAAGATTTTGGCTTAAGATATTCAACTCAAGAAGAATTTGGTCGCGGTGGAGATGCCATAGAGCTATTAGAAGTAATGCAAACTATTGATAAGGTTTGGGAAAATGACCTTCTTGTTTTTGACAATACCGTTGACCCTTCATACAACACAATGGGTTTTAACCTTGAATTAACACAAACAAAAAAAGCAGTAAGAGTTATTAACCCAGGCTGGGATACAAGATATGACAATCAAGTAGACCCAACAGTATTGTATTATGGAAGATTTAGAAATAATTCTAGATATAAATTTGAAGGCAAGATAGGTTATAAGTTTGTACCAGAGGATATTAAACTTGCCTCGATGCTTTTAGTAAATGATATTTTAACAAACGATTACAATTGGAGAAATAAATATCTTAAGAAGGTCGACCTTAGTGAAATTTCATTTGAAATGGCTGGTGGGGCTTTCAACGGTACAGGCAATGTCATTGTTGACAATATTCTTGACCTGTATCGTAATATTCGAATAGTAGTGATCTAATGTTTTTTCCTTCTTTTATTGCTTCTGTTATGAATATTAAATCTGATATTTATATTCAACAAAATGTTCAAGATACTGATACTGGATTTATAAATAGGCAATGGGTTTATAATGATACTATTATTTGTAAAATAGAACCAATGAAAACATCTAACACTTCCTCAAGATCTGAAAATAAATCATTTGACAAATCAGGTCAAGGCGGATATCAAGAAAAACTTCAATTAAGACTTAAAACACTTATTCCTTTAAGCAAGCGTTGGAGAATTGGCAATATAAGATCTAGCGATAACAAACAGGTATATGTTGAGATGGACATGATTGATTCTCCAGATACATTTTTTGAAGTATATTCTTCACATGCCGTCCTTGATCCGTTTGGAAAAGTAAGTCATTACGAAACAATCTTGCAAAGGGTGCCAGTTCAATATAATGATACAATTCAAAATTGATAATACATCTTTAAGTAATTTTACAAATGAACTTAATAATAAGTTTTTTGGAATTCAAGAATTGACAAAACCAAGAACCCTAGAGGCTATTGCAAAAGCTTCTTTTACAATAACAGGAAAAAGATTTGTTACAGCAATGGACAGAAAAGCTCAAACAAATCCTAAGAAATATCATCATATATATGAATGGGGTCAAATTGGTTCGCCTTCTGCTAGGCTTTTTGTTGTTCGCAGAATGAAAATACAAGGTGGTCATCTCACATTGTCTTTAAATTTTAAAAGATCAAAACGCCCAGTTCCAATTCCCAAAGAACTTCAGGTTCCAGGAAAAACTGGAAAAAGAGTAAGTACTAAACATATTTTTTTTAACAAAGCTCAAGTAATGGAAGATGGACAACCAGTACATATTCATGCAGCAAGAGTACTTGCTTTTTTAGGAAATAATGGAGTTCAATTCGTTCCAGCTGGAACTGTTATTAATATATTAAATCCAGGCGGGAAAATGGTAAAGAACTCTTTTAAACAATTTTCCCTAGAATGGTATAGAAAGAACTATGCTCCAGTAATGGACTCTTCTGGAATCTTTAATCAAATTGAAAGAGAAGTTGCTCTTGTTTTAAATAAAAACAATAATGGTGCTCCTCAAGCAAGACAGACTATAATTAATATAACAAATAGGTACGCAGAAGGGTTGGAGGCGATTTAATGGCTGACTATACAAAATCAGCAGTTTATCAAGTTAGAGATTTGATATGGAATGAAATATTAGACAAAGGCTTACTTAATGAACAAGATTACTATGCTGATGGATTTATTGATCCATTGATCCCTATAATCCCCGCACAACAAGTTCCAGAATTTAACAACTTGCTTCCAGGGAAACCATACATTACTTACGATCTTTCTGTAAGACCTTATGGACAAGCCTGGTGGATTTGTGAAGAGGTTATTTCCTTAAGTATAGTGTCTACCAATGCTTCTCAAATACAATCTATAATTAATTTAATAGTAGATTTATTCAGAAGATATGATAAAGCTGCTAAAGACGCAAATGACTATGTTGGTCAAGAAAGCCTATTTAATTATCATTATTTTTATGTAGAAAATGCAGACCCAATTCAAGCTTTTCAAAGTGAAGGCGGGTTTATGGTAGGAGATATTTCTATACTATACGCTTATAGCAGAGACTTAGATATGCTTACTGGTCGCTACGCTTAAGTTTGTTTTATTATTAATTAATGATAGTATATATACGAGGAAGTAAGTTTTTGCCAACTTTATAAAAACAAAGGTAGGTGAAAAAATAAAATATGGCTACAAACGTAAAAAATATTCTTGTGGGTGCAGCAGACCTATTTATCAGCAATGGTACAGGTTCTGACCGCCCATCGACAGAAACATCTGATTTACAAACTCTTTTTGGAACAGATTCTAGCGCCCGTGTGCAACTTAATGGTAGTGCAAAGTGGCGTGAGGCTGGATATACAAATAACGGACTTGACGTTTCATACGAACCTAATTATGGTGAGGTGATGGTTGATCAACTTCTTGATGCTGCCCGTCTTTTCAAGCAATCGCTTCGCGTGATTTTGAAGACCGAGCTTACAGAAGGAACTCTTGAAAACCTGCATCTTGCATGGGGACAGATGGACTCATACTACGTTGCTAACTCTAATACAGCAGTTCCAACGATTTCTCAAGACACTCCAGTTACCTCTGAAAAGGGTGCAACCATGAACATGGCTGCAGGCGCTCTCGGAGATGCTCCAGTTGAAAGAGCTCTTATCGCTGTTGGAAATGCTCCATATCAAGTAGGTCGTTCTTATACGGCTGCTGCTTCAGGAGTTACAGTATCAGGAAATACTTCAAATCTTCGCAATAAGGAGCGTGTCTATGTGGCACGTCGTGTTGTAAGCATTGATACCACAGCCCATGCTCTTAAGCGTGATTCTGCAACAGTATTCCCAGTTACATTCCGATGCCTTCCAGATGACACAAAGTCATCTTATGCAGGTTCTGAATACGGTGTTGTAATTGATCGTGTTTGGGGAACAAATTAAAAAAACTTAATATATTGGTTAAGCCCCCCTTCGGGGGGGTTTAACTATTTTTATGTATTAGCTATAAAAATTGGTATAATTTTATAAGACAAACAGGAGGAATTTTGCCAACAACAGTATATGACATTGTGCATGTCGAATTATCAAATGGGGAACAATTAACAATCAGACCGCTTCCAATTAAACGCTTAAAAGAATTTATGACAGTTATTAGAAAGATGGACGATCCAGATCTGCAGTCAGAAGAAGCAGCAATGGAAATTTTTATTGAAGCAACAATGGTTTGCTTAAAAACACTTAAGCCAGAGCTTGCAGTAGACAAAGATGTTTTTGAAGACGTCATTGAAGTACCTACAATGATGAAGATTCTAGAAGTAGCGGGTGGACTAAAACTTAACGACCCAAATCTTCTGGGAGCAGCTCTAGCTGGGACGAACTAGATCTAGCTTCCTTAGAATCAGAAGTGTTTCTCTTAGGTCATTGGAAAAACTATGAGGAACTAGAAAACAATTTGTCCCTTGAGGAGTTGCAAGCAACACTCAACGCAATAAGAGATAAAGAAAAACGTGAAAGGGAGTTCTTAGCTGGTATCAATGGGATTGACCTTACAGAAGCCTCGCAATCAAAACCTGAGTCTAATGAAGACATCAGCTCCCTTAACAGTCCCTATAAAGCAAAAGAAGATGGATTTGGAGTCAACGAAGGTCTTGGCTTTATGTCTTTGGAGGGATAAAAATTGAGTCGCATTGAACTTAATATAGTTGCCCTAGGTAATTTTTCTAATGTAAATTCAGAGATTAGTGCGCTTAAAGCTAAAGTAGAATCTCTTAATAAAACTTTATCAGGTGTTGGATTAAATAGTAATCAAATTGCCAGTGTTAAAAACATGGTTGCTGAATTTGATCGTGCTGTTATGTCTACAGGACAGTTCTCTTCTAAAACAATTCAACTTCAATCTGAAACAGAAAAATTTGGCAAAGCTCTTGAAGGTGGTAAATTAAAACTTAGAGAATATTATAATATTATTTCTCAAGGTTCTAAACAAGCTCAAGGTCAATTAAGAGCACTTGCTTTAGAACAAACAAAATTACAAAATTCTTTAGTTATATCTGATCCTTTGAGAAAAGGAATGGCAACTGTATATACTCCAAAAGTAATTAATGAAGTAACAAATGCTACTAAAATTGCTACTAATCAACAAATGCTTTACAACTTAGCTTTGGATAGGGGATCAACTTCTCTTATTAATTGGGGTAAAAATACTCAATGGGCAGGTCGCCAGCTTACTGTAGGTTTAACGGTTCCTTTAACAATTTTTGGATCTGCTGCTGCAAAAGTTTTTCAAAACATGGATGCAGAGCTTGTAAGAATGCAAAAGGTTTATGGAACAGGTCTTGTTCAACCAACAAAAGAAGCTCTTGCTTCTATTAGAAAAGACGTAGGTAGTCTTGCTAAAGAGTTAGCTAACTCCTGGGGAGTTCCAATTACTGAAACAGCAGCTATGGCTGCTGACCTTGCTGCCACAGGAAAGACAGGACTAGATCTTGTTAACGCAACAAGAGAAGCAATTCGTCTTTCTAAATTGGGTGAAGTTGATCGTCAACAAGCAATGCAAGCAACAATTTCTTTGCAGAATGTTTATAAATTAAATACCAAGCAATTGTCAGATGCAGTTAATTTTCTTAACGCAGTAGAAAACCAAACTTCTACAAGCTTACAAGATCTAGTAGATGCCATTCCTAGAGTAGGTCCAATTGTTGCACAAATGGGTGGATCATTTAAAGATACCGCTGCAATGATGGTTGCAATGAAAGAAGCAGGAGTTCCAGCAGCCCAATCGGCTAACGCTATTAAAGCAGCCCTTGCTTCTATGATTAATCCTACAAAAGCTGCAAGAGAAGCATTTAAAGCCTACGGAATTGATGTTGCAGCAATTGCGGGAAACAATAAAGGTAATGCAATTGGAATGCTTACAGATCTACAAAATAAACTTAAAGATCTTCAACCACTTGCCAGAGAACAACTTGTTGAAAAAATGTTTGGCAAGTTTCAAATGTCAAGAATTACTGCTCTTCTTGATAATTTAAATAAAGTAGGAAGTCAAAGTCAAACTGTATTTAAACTTATGGGAGCATCCAGCCAACAACTTTCTAATATGGCACAGGCAGAATTAAAAGTTCAAACAGAATCAACGACAGGTAGATACAAAAGAGCAATTGAATCGCTTAAAGCAGATCTTGTTCCCATTGGAGAACAGTTTACCAAAGTTATTACTAGACTTGTTCAATTTGGAGATACTGTTGTAAAATTTGTTGATAAATTAGGTCCTCTTAAAGGAGTGCTTGGAATTATTTTAGGATTTGTAGCAGTTGCTGGACCAATACTTATGTTAACAGGTGTGTTTGGAAACCTTTTTGGTTACATCTTTAAGGGTATAGCAATTATGAGAAATCTTACTCATGGAGTTACGGGACTTAAAGGAGTTACAGGTCTTTTAACTGCTGAAAATATTGCTGCAGCAAATGCTTCTGATTTAATGGGTAAGAAAATGATTCAAGAAGCGGAAGATGTAAATATTCTTGGTAATGCTATTACTCAATTAAATCTTAAACTTGCTGATATGCAATTGTTAATGTCAGGTGCATCAATTACAAGCCCTTTATCAACAACTGATATAATCCCATCAACAACAATTGGTAGCCCATATCCAAAAACTCCACAAACAAATGCTTCAGGATTACAATTTGTTCATGGAACTCCAGCTGTTATTTTAACAGAAGAACAAAAATTAAATTTAAAAAAAGTTTCTAAAAGTGATATTATTAAAAATAGAGAAATAAGACAGGGTTATACAAATATTGGTTTTATGGCTCCACCTTCAATAAATAATGGAAATGACAGAATGACTGGTATTGAAGCTGCTTCATATTTTGAAAAAAATGCTCAAGTTGCAACTTCACAATTATTAGAAGCTATAATAAGCACAGTTCCTTCTGCAGCAAACAATCCTGCAGTAAGAGCTGATATGGAAAGATTGGCTATGAATCTTGCAGCCGAACTTAGAATTGCTGGAACCGCTGCTGTTTCTGATCCAGTATTTTATGGAGCAGTTGAAAGAGCACTTACCAAAACATTAACAACTGCAGCTGCAGAAACTCAAGCAGGAATAGCTGCTGCACAAGGAGTTGTCAAAGTAGCTACTTATGGATCAAATGTTAGATCTAAAGGTGAAAGAAAAAGTTTAAATCCTGCAGAACAAGCTGCCGTAGGAAATACTGTATATTCAAGAACTTGGAATTCTTCATCTCCAAACGCACAAATAACAGGAACTTCAAATACAGCTATTGCTGATGTTGCATTATTAGAAGCAGCAAATGCTGTATCAAATATAAATAATACAACCCCCGCTCCCACATCACAAGCTGGAGCAGCAGTTAGCAAATCTGGAATACTTTCTAAAATTAAATCTCCAAAAATAGGTGGTGGCATGATTGGCATGGGAGCAATGATGCTATCTCAAATGCTTGGAGACAAACTTCCATCAGGAGTAAGCTCTACAATAAGCGCAGCTGGAACTGGAGCTATGATTGGAAGCTTTATTCCAGGGATTGGAACACTTGCAGGAGCCGTGGGTGGTGCTGCAGTTAATTGGATATCTACTCTTATGCAAAAAGAAAAAGATCATGCAGTTGTAGCTAAAGCAACTTTTTCAGAATCTGCAGCAGCAGTATCAATGTTTGGTGGAGCATTAAATGATGTTACAATAACACAACATTCTTTTACAGATTTTAAACCTGCTGAACAACTTTCTCAAATGCAAACATATATTACTCAAATAGGTAAATTAAATGATTCAGAGCCAATTAAGGTATTAGCAAATTCATTTAAAGATCAAACTTCTGGTAAATCAATTATTGGAAACTTAAAATCTTTTGCAGCTGCTCAAGTTGCATCAGGTATGGATCCAACTAAAGTCAATGACATGATTGAAGCCATGCTCACTTATGCAGGAAAAGGTCACTTAGTTGCACAAGCACAAAAAGAAATTGGTGCAGCAACAAAAGATGTAGAAACTGCTACAGTAACCTGGATAGGTAAACTTAGAGACGCATCTGGTGGAATAAGCGCTAATTCAACATCTTATAATCATTTAAGCAATGAACAAAAAGCTTATGCAGATGGTTTATTATTAGTAATGAATAGAATTTTAGATGTAAATGCTCCATTAAAAACAATAGAAGCTAATTTACAAGCAATTGGAGAAGCAGCGGGATCCGTTAAAGAGAAATATACAGCGTTGATATTAGCTGCACAAAATGCTGGTGACATGGGTCTTGTAAAAATATTAAATAATCTTCAATCAATGAATTTTAATCCAGGTGCAGCAGCTTATATAACTAAGATTGTTCAATCTAATCCAGATGCACTGCGTGGATATTCAACTTCTCCATATGGACCATCAGTAAATAGTACAAAAAAGACTAGATTCGATAGTTCAGATACTGGAGTATTAAAAACAAATGATGCCAAAGCATTAATATCAATTGCTGAAGATCCAAACACTTGGAAAGCAGTAGCTCTTTCTGCTAATAAAATTATAGATGCTCAAATTGCAGATCAATCACAATCATTAACAACAGAAGAACAAATTAAAGCACTTGAAAAGAAAAAGAAACTTATTGATGAAGAAATTGCTCTTCAACAAAAAATTAATGATAATCTTAAAAAACAACAAGATTACCTTGTTAGTCAAACTGATTTGCAAAATCAAATTAAAATGGCTCGCGCAGGAGGTGATTTCTTAAAAGTTGGATTATTACAACAACAGCTTGCTGCAAAACAACAAGAATATAATGCTCCACAAGCCTTATCAAGTCTTGAAAAACAAAGTAAATTATATGCAGATGCAATTCAAAAACTTCAAGATGCATCAGCAGCTGCTCAACAATCTGTAGCACAAGCTTCTATTAAAGCTTTACAAGATCAAAAAATTAAACCAGGCGAAATGAATGCTTTTGCTCAAGGAATGATTGATTCTTTTAAAACTTCCCTTAATTCTCAAGGACAAGTAAGTGTTGTAGGTAACACAGTAACAGTTATGCAAGCAAAACAACCTACAGCAAAAGAAATTACTGCTGAAGCTAAAAATTCTTATAAACTTTCAAATAGCGGTAGAGGTGGAGGTAATTTAAGATGGCTTGAAGGAGAAAGTCGCGTTAATGAAAATGCTTGGGTAACTTTTAAAGTAGGAGAATTTACATACGCTTATGAAAGAAATGGTAAAGATCCAAAAGTTTATCAAGTAACAGATAATGGAGTTGACAGAATAACCTTAGGTTCTGTAGTGCCAAATCAAAAAGCTCCATCAGCAAGAGCAGAAGGTGGTCACATAACTGGACCAGGAACAGGAACTTCAGATTCTATTCCTGCCTATTTATCAAATGGAGAATATGTAATTAAAGCATCTGCCGTAAAACAATATGGCAAAGGATTTTTTGATAATGTTAATGCTCAAAAATTTGCAGGCGGAGGCAAAGTAGATAATCACGCCACAAACATGTATGAAGCTTATCAATATCCAAAAATAGGGAATCTTGATAAAATAAATCCACAAAATAGAATGGATCATTTTTTAAATAGAAATATAATGCATCCAACACTTTTGTGGTTAGATAGATTAATTTCTGGTGGATCAGGACAAAATCCTATGATGAAAGATAATTTAAAAGAATTAGAAAATTTATCTAAATTATCAACAAAAGATCAAATAAAATATTTAGGACTTCAAACAGGATTAGATATAGCTGGAACTCTTCCAGTTGAAAAAGGTTTATCTTTTTTAGGAAAAAGCGCATTAACAAAAACAGGACTTTTAGATCCAATCCGTACCGTCCACGCTGCTTCTGAACAACCAATAAAATTAAATCCTAATTTTGCAAGTTCTAAAATTATAAAAAATATTGAAAGATCTGCTGGTGAAATTGCAAGAAAAAATGATAGAATTGTACCAACTCAACATTCAGGAAATGTTAACTATCAAAGTCTTTATTTACAAGACAGTAGTGATTTTGGTTTAGCCCATCAAAAATATTGGGGTAGAGCATATAATATTTTAGTAAATGAAAAAAATCCTGAAATAACTGGACTTTCAAAAGAAGATTTTTTTAAAAAAATAATTGAAAATTCTCCTGGACATCTCTCTTCTTATGGAACTGGCAGGTTTGCGGGAGAAAAATCTTTGCCTCAACCTGTTACAAATTTTATAAAAGCTGCAAATCAAGCATATTTAAAAGCACATGGATTAAATCCAAATCAACCTATATCTATGTTTAGAGCTTCTGTAGATAATACAAAAAAATTTTTAGACAGTGGAGGTTATTATTCTTTAGATTCAAAAATGGCAGCAAAATATGTACATCATATTACTCGAGGTGCAGGAACAGGAAGAGGAAACGCAAACAATCCTTTAGCAGGATTATATAGAGCTATAGTAAATCCTGAAACATTTCATTCTCCAATTGGCTTGGGAGGAATGTGGGATGAATATGCAACTGTTTTTCATCCAGATCAAATAACAAATTTTACAAAAATAGGAAATGGAGTAAAACGTAATCCATTTGATGATTTTAGCAATTCTTCTTCTCTTGCAGCTCAAAGAGGTGCAGAACCAAATCAATTTTATCAATTTCCAAATTTTAAACTTCCAAAAATAAATATGGATCAAGCAGATGAATTTTTTGGAATAAAAAATTTAGGATTAAGTGCATATGACATTAAACCAATAATAAAAAAAATTTCTGATGGTTCTTTTACAATTAATACAGGTCAACTTCAACGTTTAATAGCAGATAGGACTGACACTAAAGGATTAAAAGTGTTACAAGCATTTTTAAATCTTGAAAAAAAATTAGGAATCACAACAATGATTCCGCGTTTACCTAAATTTCATTCAGGAGGAATGGTTCCAGGCGAATATGGACAAGAAATGCTTGCCATGCTTCAAGGTGGAGAAGTAGTATTACCTAAAGAATTAGGTAAAAGAAATTCATCATATCCCTCTTCTTCAATAATGGACAGTATTTCTAATAACAATGTTACTAATCATTTTGATGTTACAATTAATGTACCTAATACTTCAGCTAATGCTCAAGAAATTGCACAAGTTGTTATGAGAACAATCAAAACACAGCAAGATAAAGTTTACACCACGGGGAGAGTGATCTAATGAATCTGTCTACTGCCAATGGTGTACAGCTATCCTTGGACAACAGTACTTGGTATAATCTTACTGATCATAATAGAGATCCTATTCAAATTAATTATGAACTTATTGAAAGTACAGCAAGAATGGCTAATGGTACTTTAAGAAAGTATGTTGTAGCCAAAAAATTTAAAATAACCGCATCATGGAAGTCAATTCCTACAGTCGACTCAGAACTGGTAGACTCTGGAAAATCATCAAAAGGACCAGCCTGGATAAAAGCATTTTATGAAGGAAATGCCTTTGCTCCCGTATATATTAGACTTATTTATGCTAAGGAAAAAAATGCTGTTTTAGGAAGTATACCAAATGAAACACACACCACTTCTTATAATGTTGGAGTAAGTCCAACAGATGCAAATAATCCAGCACATGTCGAGCAAGCTTTTATGACATCATTTAATTATGAAATTATTAAAAGAATGCCAAGATATGATTATGTAAATATGTCTATTGAATTTACGGAGATATAGTGTTAAAGTCCGACAGCGCATTAGCCACTAATTATTTTGACTCAGCATCAATAAGTTTAAGACCGTCTATTTCCGCTGAATGGAATTATAACAGTATTTATCAGCCATATGCAACATATTCCAGCAATGGAACAAATGCAATGACACTTCCCGCTGCAGTCAACCTCATGCTCCCACAAGCCTGGAATAGGGACAACGCATCCATATCCCTAGAACCTTCAACAACAGGTAAGACAACAAGTGTTTTTACTAAAACTAATTCATTAAAGATTGTTAAAGAATATGTAACAGCATGGGATTCATATTCTGATAACGTAGCCCTTGATTTAAATAAAGCTAACTGGGTTGCACAAATTTCTACTACTAAGCTTAATGTCCCCAGTGGTAAAAAATCTTATAAAATTGTTTTTTATGCAAAGGCGGTAGAAAACAATCTTATTAATCTATCAGTATCTGCTACACATCCAGATCCTGCTGCCAACCTTTCATTTTCTAAGTTTGTGCAAATTGATAACGTAGAGTGGACAAAGGTGGAAGTATTGTTTGGAGTAAGACCAGACGACAACAACTCTTACTATTCTGACTATGATCATATTAACTTTAAAATTGATGCCACAAATACTACCTATTCAAAAGCAAATTGGTCATTTATTATTGATAGATTTGAAGTTTATGAAATAACATATTTTGATTTTCAATATGGAAGTTTATGGAGTAAGGAAGCAGTATTCAACCCTTTCCGCCCAGGAGAGAGTTATGTTTCTACAGGAAATGCTGACTATGTTTTGCCAACCAACTTTAGAAAAGTGATAGATGGAGCAACTATATATAATTCCGACGGAACAACAGTTAATCTATTAAACGATACTACTAAAAAGATTAACGGAACCTCGTTAGCAGCATGGAATGATCAAATGCCATGTAGTTCAATAACATATTCTCCAAGACTACTATTTGGAAATACTAAAAACCCATTATTTAAGAATGGAATGCTTTCTCCATTTTCTTCATATAAGTATTTTGTTTCAGATAAAACTTCATCTTACATTGGTGCTACATATGAAGAAAAGATGAAGATTAATAAACTTGTTTTAAAATTTAATATTTCACAATCTAAACCTGATGCAATAACAGCATACTTATATAGCAGCGGAACGCTAGTATCAGCAATAACAATTCCCGCATCATCAATAGATGCATCAGGTAAATGTACGCTTTATTATCAACAGAACGGAACATGGAGTACTGCAAAATGGGCATCAACTGCAATGCCAGTATTTGATATAGTAGATTTTGGAAAATTTAAATTTAATGGAACTTCTACAAATGCATATCAAGAAATAAATCAAGTTGTTCTTTATCAAAGTACAGCTACCATTACAAATAATTTTTCTGGGTATCCAGAAGGAGTAAAAAACGAACTTACAAGATTGCATGTAATAGAAGTTTCCCCAAGACTGGAAGTAGATATTTCAAATTATGTAATAAACTTTGATGTGGCAAAAGAACTTGATAACAAAAGTAATCTTGTTCCAATTTCTGCTATTTCTGCAAATAGTGCAAATGTTGTTTTAACAAACATTCCAATACCACAAGTTGGATCTTCTAATAGTCCATTATTTTTATTTTCTACAAATGCAAACGCATCTCCATTAAAAAGCCTTCTTGTAAAAAATGTAAAGTTTTATATTAATTTTAAAATAAATACACCTGGAATTACAGGTGCAGATTCAATGATCCCAGGCGGGGTATTTTATGTAAATAGTTGGGATACCAAAGATATAGATACAACCACAGTATCACTTTTTGATGTTACAAAGTACTTACAATTGCTTCCAGTAAATGATTATGTTACAGCAGGTCAAACATTATTTAATGTAATAACTAATATACTTGATTCTAGTGGATTTACAGATTATGATTACGATCAGTTGGCAAATATTTGTAGAGATAAATCTCAACAACTTTCAATAAATTATTTCTTTGCTGATTCAAAAAATAAAACAGTATTCGATATTCTTAGAGAACTTTTTACAGCTTATCAAGTTGGGGCTTTTATTGATGAGTATGGCGTAATGAGATTTCTTAATCTTAAAAATATTACAAAAAATAATCAAACTACATTTACATTAAATGATAGTAATATTTCCACAAAGGGATATGATGAAGTTGTAAAAACTAAAATTGGTAAGATTAATTTTAGGTACAAGTTACCTCAAGTAACAAGAACTATTAATAGTCAAGAAAATTCCGTAGTACAACCAAAAGTTGTTTGGAAACAAGACAACCTAGATGTAATTACTTTTAATTATTTAAATGATTCTATATCATCTTTATCGCAACACTTCTTTGATTTATCAGTAAAAGATTTTACAAGTCTCTTATATGGCATAGCGCTAGATGGAGAAAATTATTGTATTATTGAAGGCGAAATTATGAGCTTTACAGACAAAATGTTTCGTTTTGAATCTTCTTCTGCAGGTAAAACTAAAGATGTAATAGTAAATAGTTCAGCAGACCTTCAGTATGCAGCAGTAGAGTTTGCTGCTCATATTGGTTTTTCAGACTTAAAGTACAGCCCTACTGGAAGAATCGCAAATGTAAAAAGAGGTTTATTTAACACTCCAATTAAAACACATATGCTTATGAAAACTGCAGCAGATGTAAAAAACAAATTTACTTGTAAAACAAGAAGTCTTGGAAACACAGCTTTTACTGAATCAGACCCACTATCTCCAAATTCTTTAAATTTTATACAAGTAAGAAATTTATTAAATTCTATTACTCATATGATTCCAATAAATAGTGGAAGTGGATATAAAACATATTCTACAAAGTTTAGATTTAATACTGCTTCAAACATAACACTTGATTTGCCAAAAACCAGTCTTACCAATTTTTCTTCACCAATAAAAGCAGGGCTGTTTCTTGGAATGCAATATGATGAATTAAATAATTCTACATCATCTACTATGTATATAGAATTGCAAAAAGAAAGTGATTCAAAATATATTTTAAATGCATATTCAATAGATACTTATGGAACAAAAGTTCTATGGCATTCAATAGATGTTTCTGAAAAAATAAATACAGCTTTAAAAAGTGATGTGCCAAATATTTATCCTGCAAATAATTTTACAAACTTTATAAATCTTCAGTGTGTAATTAATACTATAAATATTAATGTTTTAGTTTCCCCTCCCCCAGATGTAGATGTTCCCATGCTTAACTACTTTGCCAAAAAACCTTTAGATAATATTACAATATATGCTAATAAGGTTAAGCTTTGTGATTTAAATACAACATCTGCAAACGCAGGAATTCAATCTGCATTAATGGTAATACCAAAGACTGGTCAATTTGGATTTTTTACCAACGGCGGAGTGGCTTCTTCTGTAATAGAACTTTCAGAAGTATATGCATATGAAAATGAATTAGTAGATAAAAATGTAAATTATCATTTTCAATCAAAAGATTATTTAAATAATATTGTAATTGGAACAAATAAAACATATAAACATTTTTTTGTTCAATCAAAACCAGAAGTTATTGGTTTAAATTTTTATGATGTTCAATTTGACCCAGCTCCAGTTTTAGGAGCAGAGCCTGTAAAACTTTCTTATCAGTTTGTATTAAATCCATCTACTACAAATACTGAAGCAATATATCAAAATGTACAAGAAAATGCAGTAGCCTATTCAGACATAGCCACTTCTGGTTTTAAAGCAAAGTTCGCTATATTAAACAGATCTCCCTATGCGGTATGGACTAAAAGTGATTCTAATGGCATAAATACTGCTGACATTAATTTTCAAGTTAATTCAGAATTTTTACTTTCAGTAAGTCCTGAAAAAAATATTGAAAGAATAATTGATTCAACAAGTCAAGAAACTGTAGAAATTCAATCAGATTGGGTGCAGTCCGCAGAATCTGCAAGATCAGTTTCTAATACAATAGTTCAGGCGGTAGATAACTTTAGCAAAGACACTATTGTAACAATGTTTGGTAATCCTTTAATCCAGTTAGGTGATGTTGCTAAGGTAACATATAATCTTTTAAATATTCCAGAAAGTGCATATTTTGTTCAATCAGTAAGACATTCTTTTAATCAAGGTCTTACTACATCTCTTACTTTAAATAAAGTTTCCTATACAGGACCAGCAAATGCAAATCCAATTGTTTATATTCCGCCAACAACAGTTTTAAATAGTTCTTTGTCAAAGCCTTCAGATGTTATTAAAACTGCAACATCTGTGGTGGTTCCAGATGTAGCAAGTTCTATATCTGCTATTGAAAATTTAAAAGTTTCGTGGGCAAAAGTAGCAAATGCCACTGGCTATGTATTAGAAATTAAAAATGTAGATCCAATTACACATGTTGAAATAGGTGATTATAGAGATATTTCTAATGCTTTGGTAACAAATAATTTTTATGAAGCTTTAGATATCTTTACAGTAGGGAATTGTTTAAAGATATCTGTATCTTCATATAATAATAATTCTACAGGTGCAAGGGCTGCAGACTCTGTAATATATTATACTGTTCAACCTAATCCAAAAGATGCATTAGCCTCGCAAGCACCAATTAATACATTCCTTCCACAATTATCAGAATCAAGATCTTCCGAAGATTTTATACCTGGTAATGCAAATACTGGAGTTGTTTCTTGTGATAGAGGATCATGGTCTTATACTGATACTTCAACAACATATTCTTATACTTGGTATCTTTGGACAGGAGGAACATGGGCTCTACAATTATCAAATAATATAGATCCTCATCTTTATACTTTTACTAATATATCATCATCATTTAAAGTAAAATGTAAAGTTGTTGCTACTAATTCAATTGATTCTACGTCAGCAGAGTCTTATGAATATGAAGTAGTCCCCCGAACAACTTTGGCAAATTATCATCCTCCACAAGTGACTGGAGCAGCAGCATACATAGCCTGGGACGATGCAATAGTAGTTCACTGGACAGATACAAATGTTTCTGGATCTACTTATAAAGTAAGATTGCATTCTTATACTGATATAAATTTTCCTCATGAAATAATAGTTAATTCAGGAATTCAAACGGCAATTTTTGAAACAAATAATATGCCAGCAAATCCACAATATGCAGAAATTATAACTGTATGGAATGGTCAAGAGTCTGAACCATTATCTTCAATTCAAATTCAATCAAAGAAAACTTCTATAAATAATTTTAAAGCTTCAGGTAATCTTAACCTATCCTGGGATGCTGTAACAGATGCAGATTATTACATTTTAAAAATATCTAAAACAACAGATCCAAATTATAATCATGACTCATGGATTCCAGCTCCATCAGATATAATAAGCAAGGCTTTAACTTCAGAATTTACAACAAGCTCCTATATAGCTGGTCAATTTTTAACCATTAGTATATCTGCACATTTTTCTGATGGAAAAACAGGTTCAATATTTACTACAACATACGAAGTCGATGCCCCCTTAAGGCAAGTGGGAAGAGGGGTAGATTAAAAATGTCCCTGAATGATATAATTAGTATAGTAAATAAAATCTGGAGAGTCAATGCATAATAAGACTGTAAATCAGCCATATAATTATCCACTTAGAACGCCCAAGCGTGGCATTCTTTATATTGCCGAATCTGATCCTAGAAATAATAAAGACTCTTTAAGAAATCTAAGGGCTTTGTATGATGATGTACAAGTTATTAAAGATGATGAAATAAGTGGTCGATCTGTAATAAACAATAATGAATCTTTAATTATTGGTAGTTTTAGTTCTGAGGGTATCAATCCATTAAGCATATTATCTCAACCTGTTCAAGAAAAATCTTTAACAGCATCAGATATTAAACCTATACTTACTTTACCAACAGTTCAAACAGTAACTCTTGCTCCGCCAATTAATATGTCAGTAAATCCAGTTCATGTGTATGGTACTAATGGAAGTCATACAATTAACTTAAATGTATCTTTTGATTCATATATTCAAGGAGCTGTCGCAGATGATTTTGAAATAATTATGACAGATCAGACAATTCAACACCCAGGAACAGTAACCAGTATTACAAAGAATTCAAATACAATAACTTGGAATGTTGTAACCAGTGCCACAAATTATGTTATTGAAACAAGTGGAAGGGCTCCAATACTTGTGTCAGCACCAGCAGCAAATACAACTACAGTTAGTTATACATTTTCTCCAGCCTTGTCTGGTCCAAAGAGCATTACAGTTACGCCATATAATAATACAGGAATTTCGGGAACTGCCAAGACTGTCAGTTTAACATTTTAAGGAGAATGATGAAGGGTATATA